AGTGAAACGTAATTCTCTAGTTGGTACCTTTATATCAATATTGTGAGTTGGTGTTTTACTTGATGCACCCTCAATCCTTTCTATTTCAATATTCGGTAATTGTTGACAACCAATAATACCTTTTTCGGGATCTACTTTTAAATAAACAAAGTTATCACCGTACTTACATAATCCACGAGTCCACATTTGTAAATTCGTATTTATATCTAATTTTTCTTTAAATAAATCTTCTAAGATTGATTTGATTCTATCTGACTCAGAATAAATCGTTAATAATTCACCCTTTTCTGAGAGGGTTGTAGATTCTTCAGCATAGATGTCTAATGCTGCTGATATTTCAGGAGTAAATTCCATCGACTCATAATCGTAATAAGCTGCTAAACGATTTGGTTCGTAATAAACGGATTGATTATATAAAGATTGGTCTAATTTTGCGAATTTGTCTGCAATGTACGAACTTTGTTGAGCCTGTAACATCGCTTTTTCAAACTCTTCCCTATTGTCCGTCTTTAAAAGTTCGTCTTTACTAAAATTAAAAGATGGTGCATCTTCAGGTCTTGTTTGACCTGGAAATCCAAACATTCTTGTTAATTTCTGAAATACTGTTAAATTTTGGTCTGCCATTGTATATAAATAGTTTTCTTTACAATATAAACTTTTTTATTTAAAAATAGTAGTTTATTTTCTTTTACCGAATAACCAAGAATATTCGGCATAAGCCTCTCTTGGGGCGTTAGACATATTATTCTGTCTATACGAAGGATTATCCATACCCATTGAACCTATTTGGTCAAAAGTACTACCATATGAATAAAACGATTTGTTTGGTTCGTATGTTCTTTCAGATAACATCCACGAATCTAACATTGCTTTATTTTTAGATTCATTTCTCTCTAATTGATTGAAACATATGTCACCAGCGTACAAAGCCATCGACATACTCATAATAGCGTCATCGTGAGCACCCTTCATATGGTCAGGTCTACCATTGATATAAACAAATGTATTAAGTTCATTTAATAACCTATTTGACCTAATTGCAAATCCTTTTCTAACCTGTTCCTCAAATGCGGCAACAATTTGGGTTCTTTTGTTATTGAAATTTAATCCCGGTATTTTCTCCATTGATTTCTTATTGTATTCCCAAATATTCTGAGTGTTAATACCGTCAATGTATAAATTCTTATAATTCATTTCTTGTAACTTTCTTGAAGTTGCAATACCCATACCACCCGTTATATCAATCACTATAAAAGCGTTTCCATAAAGAACTCCCCATTTATATGCAACCGATGCTAAATCATCGGGAGGTATTTTACCAATATATTCTAAAACTTGTTCTCTATCATCAAAATCAACAATATTAATTGATGAGAAATCCTCACTATCACCTCTACTAACATCAACACCCATAATATAACGATGACCAACTTGTGGTTCTTTCCATTGCCACAACGTTGCTTGCATATATTTTTCAATAGGTTGTCTAATCATGTTTTTAGCAATATTTTCTTGAATATCACCAGGTATGACACCATCTCCTGACCCTAAGAAGTCACATTCCAATTCCTGAGCAATCTTACGTCTATCGTATTTAAATTTCTTAGACATAGATTCAAACCAAGATGAAAATGGTTTATAACCTTGTTCATGATACTCCTCATATTTCTCAATATCAAAATCATACAATACGACTTCATCGTCATTGTATTGTTCTCTGTTTAACATGTAATGACAAATGTCCTGACATTTAACCCAACGTAAATCTTTGGTATAACGAGGGTCTTTAAACCACCTTAAATCTGTGATATGAAAGTCATTCACACCTCGAACTGCTTGATCATAAACACCATAATAGATAGGGTCATAACCATTTGGTGTTGAGATTAGAATAATTTTACCTCCTGTTGAAAGAGACGCCATAGACGCTGCCCAAAAATCTTCACCCGCTTCAATGTACGCTGCTTCGTCAAATACAAGTATAGTAGGAGTATAACCACGTAATGCATCCGCAGATGTTGCTACAGCTTTAACTTCACAACCATTATTTAATCTAAATCTACTCTCTGAATTCTTATCAGGTGAGAAACCAACATTAATCCATTCGGGCCATTGTTCTAAGAAATTTCTAACTTTATTAGCCATCTCCACCGCAGTATCACGTTTGTTGGCAATAAGTAAAACTCTTTCAGGTTCGTCGGGTTTTGCGGTCTGTAATTTTTTAGAAATCCAAGCAGCTGTTACAGTAGTAACACCAGCCTGTCTATACTTTCTTGTAATATTCTCATTATACTTTTCGTAGTCCTCTATCAATTGAATTTGGTCAGGGAAAAGTTGTAATGGTACATATTTTTTTTGGGTATTATCATAAGTTTGCAGATACGTCTTTAATGCGTACGGAGCATCCTTCATGATTTTTGCATATTCTTTTAATTGTTCAATTTTTGAATTCATATACTATATAAATAGAAAAAGGTGGGTTAAACCACCTTTCTTTTAATCTTCATCATCCTCAGGTCTTCGTATCCCCAAACTACCTAAGAAATCATCAAAATCTCCATCTTCAGTGTTATCTTCTACTGAATCTAAATCATCATTAAAAATGTTAATCGCCTCTTGGTATTCTTGGTCATTTAACATTAGTACTATACCGTCAACAATCTCTTGTAATAATCGTTTTCCTGATTCAGAACCTGACATAACCTCTTTCATTAATATCAAGAATTTCTTAGCTGGTAATTTAAAAATTTCAACCAATAAGTAATTCTGTAGTTCCGCTTTATCTTCATCAGTTAAAACATCCTCAGGATATTGTGCTCTAATTCTATCCCAAATAGCGGGTCCCAATCTTAAATCCCACATTTCTTTTTCTAAGGTATCTTCATGTTGCATAACTTGTTGGAACATTTCTTTATCCTCAGGTTCACCTTGGTGTGAGAATAATTCCATCATTCCTTTTATCAATTCATGAACTAAGATAGGGAAATTGATTGCCCTTGCTTTGATTGTTGGTGGGTCAGTATCTCTTTCAACTTCTTCTTTACCTCCAACAGAACCACCAGCTCCACCACCCATCATCATTTGCATTGTCTGGTCACTTAACTGCCAATATAATGTGTCGTTAATTGACATTAAAACACCGTATTGGTTGATTAAGTTTTCTGATCCAGTAATTTCTCGTATTTTTTCTGAAACGTAATGATACATGTAATGACCTCTTTTGGATGCCCCTTGTATCATACTATTAATTAATCTTCTTTTTGCTCTCTCTAAATCTAAACTTTCTAAGTCTTGCATCAAATCTTCTTCGATGTCAACTTCATCCATATTTTGTTGATTCATTTCTTCTCTTTCGAAATCTTGTGTATCAACTTCACCCATTCCTACAATCTTTGCATCGAATTGTACCGCACCTTCAGGAATACCCATTTCTTTGATTACTAACTCGATTGCCAATTGTTCTAAAGCCTCTCTATGTTCTCTTTCAGTCGAAACGATTTCATTATGTGCAGCCATCATCATATGAGTTAATTCACCCATACCACGTTCACCAACCATAGTTGTCTCAACGCCAGTATATTGTCTAACTCTTTGAACAACTTGTCTGTATCGTTCAGATGCCAATAATTCTTGGAAATTTTTATTAGGTTCTTCTCCTGTATTAGGTAAAGGAACTTTTTTTAACGGAGTATCGCCAGTTGCCAACTTGTCGGTAACATCTGTACTCGGTCTATCTTGGGTATCAAAATCCATTGGCATCTCGTTAAGGCTTTCCTTAATAATACCTAAAAGTTTTTGTTTTGTCAAATTATTCATTTGATTATTTCTTTTCTTCTGCGAAAGCCTTAGGTTTATGTTTTGGTCCAGGACCTGGTTGATATGGCGTCTTTGGTTTTGACGGTGTAGTTCCAGGTTTGGTACCAGGTTTTGTTGTTGGTTTTGCGGGTGCAGTTTTAGTGTCACCATCTGATATTACATCATAAGACATAAATTCCGGTATACCGTTATGACCCTTCTTAACCTTTGAACCAACCTGAGGTTCCATAACTTCAGATTCAGTTAATTTACTTTGAATTAATTCCATAATTTCATTTTTTGATGTAAAACTATGAAATTTTTCTTCAGCCAATTTATTAACCCATTTTTTATTTTCAATACTTTCTTTTTTAACGTTTTTCCAAGTTTCAGATTTTTTACATTTACACTTCGATTCCACACAATCACATTTTTCACATTTCTTTTCTTCTTTTACTTCTTTAACTTCTTTCTTCTGTCCTTTCAAAATTTTAAAATCTTGACCATCAATTTTTCCATTATGGTTTTTATCTAATTTCTTTTGTCCGCCTTTTAATTCTTCACCAACTTCCTTTTTCTTCTCTCTCAATTCAACATTAAGACCTTGGTCTGTTAATTTTTTAACGTCAGCAGGGTTAGATGTACCCTTAGGCATAACAACATTACCTTTTTGATTAGCTTCACCTAATAATCTTTCACTTAATTCAGTTAATTGTTTATCGGTAAACTTAACTAATGTTTTTTCAGAAAATCCTTCTTTCATTAACTTAGTAACAATTATGTCTCTTTTCATATCTCTTTTAATTTTATTTCTTCTTTTAATAAGTGGTAATTTCTTAATTTTAATTTTTTAGAAACTGTTTCAATTGATTCACCGAATCTAAAAGCCAATCTTTCAGTATCAGAATTAATATCAAATTTTTCCCAACCTAAAGAAATTACCCCATCCACTGCATCAATAACTCCGAAATAATCGGAGTCTTGAACTAATTCTAATTTTAAGTCAGTGTTTTTTAATAATCCCACTAAATCAACATATTCCATTTGTGGAGATTTAGTTTGTGATGTTGCGGATGCTGGTATCACAAACCATTCATCCATATCAATTTCTGTGGATTCACTAAAAATGAATTCATATTGTTTTTGACCTTTGTAGTCATCACCAATTTCATTGATATAGATTAGAATCATTTTATTTGAAATATTTCATTAGTGTTTCACCAACACTTCTATTAATTTCATTCTTGATTTCATCTAAGTCTAATTCTTGAATATCGTCAGCGTCACCGTCGGTTACCGCATATTTTGATAAATCAACCTCTTCATTAGACTCATCACCTAAATCAACTGGTGAATCAATAAAAGATTCTAATGCTGACATTGAATCGTATTCTGAAATATCTGATTCAGGTTCTTCTGCTGGAGCTGGTTCTTCTGATGGAACATCTTCACCACCCATATCGTCAGTTTCCTCTTCGTCACGTTCAAATTTCTTTGCAATTTCTTCAATATCGTCTAAATCTAATTTATCTAAGTCAACAGCTGAGATAATCATATTAAGAACATACTTAATATCATCACTCTCCATCTTATCGTGTAAATCTCTTAATTCTTGACCTAATTTACCTGCGTATTTTTGAACTTCCGCCATGTAATCAGATCTTTTACTTCCACCTTCACTTTCGGTATCACCCATTTCGTCTGACGGTGGTACATCTAAAGACGGAGAACCTCCCTCTAAATCTGCACTACTATCATCACTAAAATCATCGGATGGTACCGATGGAGCAACAGGAGCATCGTCAATAGACGGTGCAGGTGACGGAGCCGGAGACTCTTCTTGTGGTTTAGCTTGTTTTAAAACATACTTGGTTGCTTCTTGTAACTCTTCTTGACCCTTGATTAACTCAAGTCTCTTAAGAGCTTCACCGTATGAATTGAATCTGTTCTTATTCTTCATAAACATACCACCGATATAATCTAAAGATGATTCGTTTACACCACTTTTTACGTAGTATGCATCTTTTTCTTTAACGATACCGTAGTATGCCCCTGATTTAGATTCTTTAACTAATTCAGGTTTAGTCGATGAAGACTTCTTGTTATTTTCGTTGTAGTAGGTTAACTCAAGAATTCTTTTCAATTTCTCATCACCAGTTAACTTTTCGCTACCAATAGGTTTTAAATCTGCCATTTTGTTAATATTAAGATATACTTATTCTTATCCTATAAATACATAGATATAGGAAAAAAAATAGGTATAATTATTGTGTTATGGACAATTTCTTATCTGTGATGTCCGTTTTCAGTTTTAATAGTTTTTCTATGTATCCGTTTCTTCTAAGTAATTTGAATGTTAAATTCTCGTAAGAATACTCACCACCTTGCTCCAAACCACTTTGTCTAAAGGTTTTAATCTTTTTTCTTAACGACTCAATCTTGGTTAAGGTATCCTTTTTATCTTCATTCTTCACTAAATTGTCAATCAATCTCATGTACTCTTCACCCTTTTGAATAATCATTCTATCATCGATGTTTGGTGTTTCTTCCTTAGGTTCTACCACCCATTTATTATTTAAAATGGAATAAACACCCGAAGATACGTGAGGTTCATTAACATCTTGAACGTACATTTCAACATCGTAACCTTTTATTTTGATGTCGTGTTTTTCGTTCCAAACATTCTTTTTTGCATCAAAGAATTCTTTTAGAAGTGTAATTGGATATTTTGATTCTTCAAAATCGATTAGAATGTGTAAGTCTACATCAGAAAATTGAGACCAATTATAGTTCGATAATGACCCTGTTAGTACCACATCATGTATGAAAAATTCCACACCTAATGTGTCAATAAAATCATCAGTAATTTTCAATAAACTTTTTCTAATGTCACCACGCATAGAAAATTCACCATCAGACCCTTCAAAAATTTGGTCTGAAAGTGAATCTTTAGGTTCAAAAGATTTTACAATCTCCTCATCACCCTTCCTATCTTCAATCAATTCTTCAAATAAACTCATTATAATTTAATGTACTTGTAGGTTTTAGCAATGTTCTCGTTAAAATATTTCCCCTGAGATTCTGCTAACCTAAATTTGGTAAACTTGTTCCACGGTACTTTATTGTATTCATAAATACCACCGGAATTAAATACTACCGTCATCGTCTCCTTTTCAGTATCGTATGATGCAGATTTTAAATTAGATGAGTTAATTACAACTTCAATTAAGGTACCCTCGATTTTTTCTGATATAATAGCCATATGTTTAATTTTTACTATAATATATGAAATAAATATCAAATAAAAAACCCCAATTTCTTGGGGTTTAGTCTTAGTTCAGGGAAATTAATCTTTCAATTGATTTCTTCTTGTCTATCGGTAATGTTAAAATCAACACACCGTTTTCAACTTTTCCTAAAATGTCTTTTTCTTTGACATCATCAGGAACGTTGTAAGACTTAGTGAAGTTGGTGACGAAATGGTTTCTTTCATCTTTTTCTTCCTTTTCAAAAGAAATTCTTAAAACCCCATCTTTTGTTGTTATTTTTAGGTCATCTTTAGTTAGACCTGGCACACTCACCTCAACTTTATATTCAGTTTCTGTTTTACTGATTTTAGTTTCAGGTGTTCTCATGAAACGATTAGTTTCAAAAGCAGATTCCAAACCTTGGAAAAACGGATCTTTAAATAATGTAATCATAGTTTATATTTTTTTAACTTGTATGAACAATTTATTTGCCAAATGTCTAAAACTGACATTTAGACATTGGTTAGATATTTTTTTAGACATTTTGTCTTTAGTTTGTTTTTTAGAATAATTTATGTTATGTTTGTGATATAACTAAAATACTTGTAGAATGTCAGTAGATTTTTTTGAAGACGGGCCACAAACTAACCCACGTAAAGTACGTAAAGGTTCCACAACACCAATTTTAGATAACTTTTCAAGAGACTTAACAAAGCTCGCTGAGGAAGGTAAAATTGACCCTGTTGTCGGTAGAGATAAAGAAGTAAAAAGAATCGCACAGATATTATCTCGAAAGAAGAAAAATAATGCGGTGATAGTTGGAGATGCTGGTGTGGGTAAATCTGCATTAGTTGAAAAACTTGCTATCATGATTCATAAAGGAGAATGTCCGTCAAATCTTTTAGATAAAAGATTGGTATCGTTAGATTTAACTTCATTAGTTGCTGGTACAAAATACCGAGGTCAATTTGAAGAAAGGATTAAGGCAATCTTGAATGAGTTACAGGAAGTAACAAATGTGATTGTTTTCATTGATGAATTACACACGATGGTTGGTGCCGGTAATGCAAGTGGTGCTATGGATGCGGCAAACATTATGAAACCTGCATTAGCAAGAGGTGAAATGCAATGTATTGGTGCAACCACATTTGACGAATACAAGAAACATTTAGAAAAAGATGCTGCATTGGTTAGAAGATTTCAAAAAATCATTTTAAAGGAACCAACCCAACAAGAAACTAATGAAATTTTAAAAAATCTTAAGTCATCATATGAATCATTTCATAAGGTAGAATACCAAGATAACGTTATTGAGACTATTACTAAATTGTGTTCTCGTTATAT